TTACAATCAATCGTTAACTATTTTACAAATAGCATTAACGCTTGATTATACTCACTTTTTGAAGTTTTGTTTTTCTTAAACACTCCTTTTTTGAACTATTACTTACTGAAAACCAACTATTTAGAATGATTTTAAAATAAAAAAAAGTACAATTCAAACCGATAAAAGTCGTATTCATACGACTTTATTTTGTATCTTTACGTAGTAAAGCAAAGGTAATTAAGGAGTTACATTTTTAATTATTTACGCAATTGCAATTTTTAATTATACGCCAAGAAAGATTTTAAACAAAAAAAGCTCCCCAAGGTTCGAGCAAGGAGAGCAAATATAAACCACTAAATTATCAAGCCATGACATTTACAGCAGTTCAAGACAAATGTACAAAAACAAGTGTACAAGTAAAAGAGATTTTAACCAAAAACGGTTATTCACATTTGTTTAATTACAACGATTACAAATACTTTAAGAAGCAAAGTAAAAATGAGTTTAACAAAGCTTTAGCCATAGCGCAAAAGTTCATTGACTACAATGACATTCCTAGCGATTACCAAGAATACATTTTTTAATATTTAACCACTTAAAAACATATTAAATATTATGAAATTACCAAATATTACACTAGCTGTAAAGTATTCTGAAGATGTTAAACAAAGCGAACTTTCAAACGTTTCATCAAGTTTAAACGCTAGCGAAATTTTAAGAAAATGCTTTAATAATGATACCTTTTTATTTCAAGAGCAATTTATTGTATTAATGGTTAACCAATCTAACAAAATATTAGGATATTATAACCTTAGTACTGGAGGATTAACTCAAACTGTTGTTGATCTAAGACTTCTTTTTTCAACTGCTATTAATACATTTTCAACTTCTATAATAATAGCACACAACCACCCAAGCGGAAATTTAAAACCAAGCGAGGCAGACAAAGCCATAACGCAAAAAATTAAAGAAGCGGGCAAACTTCTTGACATTAGACTTCTTGACCATATTATTTTAACTGACGAAAGTTATTATTCTTTTGCTGATGAAGGACAATTATAAAAAGGAGTTTGAAAAGGCTTTCGATAAACTAGCCTACAAACACGGACATTTTCAAGTTTTTGAAAACTTTTTAGATTGTGCCATTAATGGTTTTTGCTTCAATTACTCTCCTGAAACTATGGAGAGTATTCGCAAAAGATATACACAAGACGAGCGCTATATTTTTGGCGAATTAATAAAGCTTTGGATTTTAATTTGTAACGATGAAATAAAATGCGATAATTCTTGGTTTGATTTTTTTGGTTCATTCTACGAAGCCAACGCAATGAGTAAACAAAAAGGATTTGCACAATATTTTACACCGCCAACAATTTGCGACTTTATGGTAAAAATTACAGAACCAACAAAAGGAGAAAGTATTGCAGAGCCTGCATGCGGTTCTGGTCGGTTTAATTTAGCCGCACACGCACAAAACCCTAAATTATTTCATCATGCAAACGATTTAGATTTTACTTGTGCAAAAATGAGTGCTTTAAATTTTATGATACACGGAATAAAAGGTGTTATTACATGTGATGATGCTTTAGCGCAACCAATACAAAATTTAGAAGTGCTTTTATTGTAAACGATACCATTGCGCCAAGCTTACATTTTACAACCGACTACGTTTTTACTCATAATTATATAGAACAAAAAATTAACCCAAACGGGAGATTTCAGCGTAAAATACAAAAAGCTTTAGAGTTGATTAACCAAGACCAAAAAAAAGCAAAAAACTCACAAATTACACAAGATTTCGAACCTATAATCACACAAAACGGACAAATAAGCTTATTTTAATAACAAAACGCCCAATATAAGGGCGTTTTTAAAATTTTTCGCGCTTCGCGCGAGGTACTGTAAAAATTAGTGAGTAGATGGTGCATCAAATGATGTTGTTTGTTTACTCAATAATTTCATAAATCTTGGACGACAAACCAAATACTTAAATGCATCAGAAAAATTGGTAGAGAACATTGGACGCATAGGCATCGGTAATTTTTCTGATGATTTATCTTTATGAATGGTTTTTGATCCTTTTTTGTCGATTTTTACTTTTGTTTTCGATAATTCCAATGAAGATTTTAAACATTTACATTGAAATTGATCTATTCTAATTTTTGGCAATTTTGGTTCGTATTCTCCCAAAATATTGTTTACAGCTTTAAATTCTTGCTCATGTAAAATAGTTGCTTGATTACGATTCATTAAATTTACTTTCCATCCTGTCGAAATTCCATTATTAAATTCAATGAAGTCGGCAAATTCTTGCGCCCAATCTCGTTTAATCTTTTCGTATTGATTACCCGATCTATCGTAATACAAGTCCAACACTTTTACTTTATGATGCTTAAAAAAATCTAAAAACTTTAACGCTAGTTCTTTAGAATTTTCAGGCGGTAGTGTGTAAAATTCTTTTAAAACATACAAGAAATTACCACGTTCTTGTGCAATTACAAAACTCATCATATCACCAAAATCCATTCCGGCTTCTAGTTTTAAATTATGATCAATGTTTTTTAAGGCTAACGAACTTTCCTCTATATCGCCTACTTCCGTTAGTAAAACATGATCGTAATAACCAGGAATGATTCCATCACTGTAATAATGATGTTCCCCCAAATGAGTATAGAATTTTTCACCTTTTTTAATGTTGATTTTAAACGATAAAATAGCAGATTTAAATTCTTCAATTCCTAAAGCTTTAAGAGAATCTGTAAAATATCCTTCCGTTAAAATATCGGCATTCACAAAGGTAGAAACAACATAAAAAAACGTTAGTTCTTTACGTGCACGCACCCATCGCTCCGTCCAACGAACTAAAGAGCTTTTTAATTTTTCAATTGCCTTCCCATCGTTCATTTGTTTAGCTGCTACAATTTCACGCTTCACTTCATTCAACACCAAAGCCACTTGTAACGCTAACTTTGCCTGTTCTACATCAAAATGTTTCTCGTTTTGTAAAATCCAATCATCATCACCTTCTAAAATATTAGGCATATCTGAAGTAACTGTTTTACCACGGTAATAAACAGAATGACCAAACGAAGCATATTCTCCACGAATAGCAGGCGTTAGTTTCTTAACCTTATCAAACTTTTGTAAACGCGCTTCATCGCTGTACATATGTTGGTATGAACCACCGGCTAAACCTCCTGGTTGATCTAACGAACCTAAATTGAAAAAGCAACCATTTTGTACTGAAATGGTATGTTTGTACGTTTCTACTGGTTTATACGGATTTTTGAAATGTGAAGGTGGACGTTCATCTGTAACATAATGAATGCCTCGTTTCCATCCTTGACGTTCCCAACCTTCTAAAAGAGCCGGTACAACATTTCGCATGGCATTCATATACGTATCACTTACCATTACTTGCATACTACGAGGCATATCTTCACAAATACGCATTGATCGCTTGGCAAAAATATCTCCTGTTTTAGCTGTTGCACGTCCTGCAACTAAATACAAATCTTTAGGTGCAATTAAATCAATAACTGCAGATATCCAATTACTGTAACGAGCTTCTACATCTTTATCGTTAAGACTTACGTGGGTCCTCCTGCTCATCTGGGAATACTTTTAATGGTAAAGCTTGTGCTTCTTGTTTTATTCTAATTCTTTCTTTTTCTGTTAACTCTGGTAAACCATCAATAATTTCTGCTAATTTTTGTCGATTAGCTTTTGGTAAACCTAAATCTTCAGGATCTAAAGTATACACAACAACTGGCGCTTTAAATAAATCTTCAGGTAAATCATTTTTATCTTCCACGTGCACTTCACGCATTTCTCCAACATCTTTCAGCATTTGCACCACTTTACGAGCGTCATCAACGGTACGTGTTTGTAACATGGCAAAATTTATCATTTTATCCATTTTGTCGGCATATACGTTTTTCCATGCTGCTTTAGAAACACGATTGGAAACATAGAAATACTCAATGGTTTCATCATATACTTGACTAGCTTTGTAACGCGATAATCCACGATTTACCATCAAATGTTTTACCACAACATCTTTACTTCCGTTAACATCAATTCTGGAAATCAT